CAACCGAGCCTGTCCATGTGCAGGAAAAAGACGACGCGGAAAATTTGGCGGCGCAAAAAAATTCCAGAATGTACCCTGTTGTTATTGACTACAACGCAGAGGAGGTTTGATGCTTGAGCCGAGCGATCTTGAAACGATGCGGGCATTGCCGATGGGCGATGTAATCAAGTTTTGGGATGCGTTGGAGAAGGAGGGCGCGGCTAGGGGGAGTCTGGACGGGGTTATCAGGGAACTGTGCCAGAAGGATTTATTCTACTTGTTGGTAAGGGTGTGCGGACGGGTGGATATGCTACATCCGTGGGTGTTTGCCAGAGTGCGAGAGGTTGAGGCCGATCCGAATGGCCGCGTAGATTTGTGGGCGCGGGGACATGGGAAATCGAGCACCATAACTTTCGGGAAAACGATACAGGACATATTGAATGATCCTGAGATTACTTTCGGGATATTCAGCCATACGCGCCCGATTGCGAAGGCGTTCCTGCGGCAGATCATGCGTGAATTCGAGGGGAACAAGGTATTGCACAAGGCATTCCCGGATATTCTGTGGGGAATGGATACGCGGCAGAGTCCGAAATGGTCGGAAGATGACGGCCTGATTGTGCGGCGCAAGTCGAATCCACCGGAAGCAACGATTGAGGCGTGGGGATTGGTGGATGGACAGCCAACTTCAAAGCACTTCAAGGTGCTTCTGTACGATGACATTGTTGTTGAAGGTTCCGTGACGACGCCTGAAATGATTGATAAGACCATGAAGGCGCTGGAGCAGAGTTACAACCTGAGTAATGAGGTATTTGTACGCAGGTTTGCCGGAACGCGATGGCACTTCAACGATGCCTACAAGACGGTGATTGATCGAGGGACAGCGGTTCCGCGTGAGCATCCAGGGACGGTTGATGGGACGGAATACGGCGACCCGGTATTCTGGACGAAGGAATCCATCCTTGAGAAACGCCGAGACATGGGGCCGCATACGTTTGCGGCGCAGATATTGCTGAACCCGAAGGCAGATGCCTTGCAGGGATTCAAGCGGGAGTGGGTGCAAAAATACAAATCAATTTCAAGAGACAAGTTCATGAAGATGAGCAGATACTTGCTTGTCGATCCTGCTTCTGCAAAAAAGAAAGGTTCAGATAGAACAACAATGGGGGTGGTTTGTCTTGGCGTGGATGGAAATTACTACCTTGCCGATGGAATTAGAGACAGACTGAATTTGACTGAGAGAACTTTCCGCCTTTTCGAGTTGCACAGGAAATGGAACATTCAACATCCAGTCAGATATGAAAAATACTCAATGCAAGCTGATATAGAACATATAAAGACTGAAATGGAGATTCAGAATTACCGATTTAGAATAGACGAAGTTGGCGGTCAGGTTAAGAAAAATGATAGAATAGGTAGGCTGATCCCAATATTTGAACAGGGTAAATTCTGGGTTCCTGAACACCTATTCGTAACTGACTACGAAAAAATCTCAAGAGATATTATCCGTGACTTTCTTGAAGAAGAACTATTCCCATTCCCTGTTGGAAAATTTGACGATTTTTTAGATATGCTCGCAAGAATTTGCGAACCTGATTTGCCTTTGGTTTGGCCTAAAGAAGAGATTATTCGTCCAGTGCGTGATGTGCAAGTAGTGCATCGTGGATGGCGTTAGCTTGACATTGCCGCAGTATGGAATATGATTCCGCGAACCATTGATAGGTAACGACTAATGGCATCCAAGTCCAAAGACACAAAGGCAAAAGACGAGTTTGCTACTCTCCGTGAGCGATTCACCCGCGTTGCGGACATGTGGAACGACGACCGGAAGCGGTACAAGAACGACATGCACTTCCTGCACGTCGACCACTGGCCTGAAGGTGTCCGAACATCTCGGGAAAGCGACATTACGAATCCGCGCCTGTGCCTTGAGATAGATCAACTCTCCCAATACCAGCGGCAGGTTATCAACGACTCCCGCCAGAACCGCCCGCAGATCAAAGTCCGGCCTGTCGATAGTTTTGCCGACATCGAAACCGCGAAGATTTACGATGGCCTATGTCGACACTGGCAGGAAGCCTCGAACGCGGATACCTGCTATGACCTGGCGCTCGAATGCGCTACTGGAGGCGGTTTCGGGTATTTCCGCATCCTGAAAGACTATCTCCATGACGGAACATTCGATCAGGATTTCCGTTTTGCTCCGATTTCCAATCCGCTGACGGTGTATTTCGGTGAGCATATCGAAGTCGATGGATCGGATGCTAAGGAAGTCTGGATTTGCGAGGAAATACCGAAGGAAGAATACGAGGAACGCTATCCCGGCAAGGAAACAACCTCATGGGAAGGCGAAGGAAGCAAATACGGCGACTGGTGCGGCGAAAAGATCAGGGTTGCCGAACTGTACGAACTGAAACTTGTCCCGAAAACGATCCACCAGCTTGAAGATGGCACGATCTGCGACGACGAAGAATATCAGTCGGCAGTAGCAGAGGGTATCCAAGTCCCGCCGATCATCGCAACGCGGGAAGTCAAGAAAAAGTGCCTGTACTGGTCGAAATTCAACGGAGCGGAGTACCTCGAAGAACCCCGCGAAGAACCCGGCGACCGAATCCCTGTATTCCCGGTGTGGGCCAATGTCCACAACATCGACGGCAAGGTAATCCGCACGTCGATGATCCACAAGTCGAAGGATGCTCAACTCCTGTACGATTACGCACAGACGGCATTTGCCGAGCGTGTCGGCCAATCCCCCGAAGCTCCGTGGGTTGCTGCTGAAGGGCAGACTGCCGGATACGAGAATGAATGGGACGGTACGCGATCAGTACGGGTACAGCACTATCGCCCGATCAGTCTCGATGGCAAACAGGTTCCTCCACCTCAAAGACAGAATCCATCCGATGTTCCATCCGGCTTTGCGCAAGTCATGTCGCAGGCCGAGCATGGGGTACAGACCTCGCTTGGCATGTACTCGGCATCCATCGGCAAGAAGGGCAACGCCACCAGCGGAGTGCAGGAACAGGAGCAGGCACACAAGGGCGATGTTTCGAGTTTCCACTACCACGACAACTTGGCAAGAGCGATCCGTTCCGCTGGCCGGTATCTGATTTCTGCTGCGCCGAAGGTCATTGATACTCGCCGAGTTGTCAGAATCCTGGGTATTGATGGCGAAGCGAAGCAAGTACAACTCGATCCATCGCTTCCTAGGGCTGCTATCTCTCAAGGGCCGAATCAGATATTCAATCTCGGCGTCGGCGTCTATGACGTTGCGGTGGATGTGGGGCCGTCTTACCAGACTAGCCGGCAAGCCTCTGCTGCCGGAATGCTTGCTCTCGCACAAGCCGATCCGACAATGTGGCAGACGCACGGCGACCTGATTGCGGAAGCGCAGGACTGGCCGGAAGCGCAGCGGTTTGCTGAACGTTCCAAGTTGCTGCTTCCGCCTCCGGTATTGGCTGCGGAAGAAGCGAAGAAAGAATCGTCGCCGGAAGTCGCTCAGGTCAAGATGCAGGCGCAACAGATAATTCAACAGAAAGATCAGATGATGCAGGCCGCTTCTGGAGAGATTGAGAAGTTGCGGCAAGAGAATCAGAAGCTAACTGTCGCCGCGCAACAGGCTGGACTGAAGGCGCAACAAGCCGCTCTGGAATCGCAAGGAACGGAAATCAAGGCCGCACAAGACGCACTGAACTTGAACTACAAGATTGCCGATCTGGAGTTGCAGTTGCAGGAACAGCAAGCCGTGCAGCACGTCAATGAAACGATGCAGGCATCGCAGCAAATGGAGCCTGCCGAATCCGCCGAGCCTGCCGAGCCGCAGATGGATGTAGCGTCAATCTTGCAAGCTGTTGCCTCGATGCAGCAGCCGATAAATATTACGGTTCCTGTGCAAGTCGATGGAAAGGGCGCAATGACAAAGACAGGTCGCGCAGTTCGACAACCTGACGGTAGCTACCTGATGGAGTCGATGGAGACACCTTTCAATGAGTGATTCATTCGTAAGAATCCCAGGGATTGACGAGTATGGTAGCGTTCACGTCGACAATACCGAGATTACTACATCTGTTGGAAATGTTCAGCGACAACGGGTGGAGACATACCCAGGCAACGCTGTTGGGTTTGACGCTTCCGGTCGGCAAAGAATCTCCCTTCTCACAACACTCTTTGACGGTAAGGTTGTGCGGGAGGAAGATGCTCAGTTGTGGGATACGGATGGTACGGGAGCAGCTACGTTCTCAGACGGTAAGATCAACATGGTCTGTGACGCAGGCGAGTGGCTTGTTCGCCAGAGTCGGCAGTACATGCCGTATTTTTCTGGCAAGTCGCAGCAGGTTGAAATCAGCTTCGATACATTTGCCATTGACTCCGGTTGCACCAAACGGATTGGGTACTTCTCGTCATCTGCCGTTTCCCCGCACACCGCAAGTCAGGACGGTTGGTACATCGAAAGCAACGGAACGACGAACACTTACTACCTCGTTGTAATGCGTAGTGGGACGGAAGTATTACGGAAAGTTTGGACGGAATGGGACGGGTACGAAGAAGTTAAGAACTACAATTGGGACAACTTCACCGTAATCCTTTCCGACTTCCTATGGTTGGGCGGAGCGGTTCTCAACGTCTACATGAAATCGCCTGATGGCGGGTTCTACAAGTTGCACTCGTTAAATTATGCAGGGACTTCGCCGGATGTGTTTATCCGCTCCCCAAGCCAGCCGGTAAGATACGAGATTCGCGGAGCAGGGAGCATGAGGCCTATCTGCTCCCAAGTTGCAAGCGAAGGGAGTCTTAATGAGGCAGGGGAAGGGCGTATTCTATTCCATTCGACCATTCTACCGTGCAACGCTGTCGGAACGATCTACGCACTGAAGGGAGCAAAGAAACTCGCTGCCTTCCGCGACATACCAATACGAATCGACAGGTTCAGTTGCGCTATGAGTACACCAACAGCTGACGTTGGTTTACTGATGTTGTTACTGAATCCAACCCTATCTGCACCGTTGTCCTATTCCACTAATGGAAAGGTATCAGACGCCACTGCGACAAACCAGACGGTCAGCAACGTAGGAAGGGTAATCGCTGCTGCCCATGTGAATGCGTCGGGTGTTTCCACTGGTGGGGTGGCAAATAGTCTTCAGTGGATGGGGATGCAGATTGACGATACGCCGGATGAGATTGTTCTGGCGTATTTGAGTCTTACCGCTACGCAATCAGTCAATGGGGCTATTCACTTAGTTGAGTATTAAATGCTGCTAGACTATTTTTGGTGGCGTAATAATGTTCCATCAGGCGGCAATACATCAAAAGTATTGAATGCTGAATACCCCTATATAGACGGCCCGATTCGTAGATATATTGAAAAAGTAGAACCCGAGATTGTCGAAGCCGTAATCGAGGTCGTTGCCAAGACTGTTGAAAAACGGACAGTACAGAACAAGGATGTTGAGGCAGCACAAGCGGAGAAGGCGTTACGGGAAAGGCTTGCTTCTCAGCATCAAGCATGGAAAGAAATGTACGCACAACTGATCCTGCTAGAGTACGAACGGCGGGAACAGGAGTACGAAGATGCACAAATCGCAATATTGCTTTTTGATATGTAACACCACTCACATGAGGAAACCAAAATGTCCGAAGAAGCCGTAGTCGAAGCCTCCGTTGCACCCGTTGCCGCCGTAGTCGCAGAGCCAGTTGCAGAACCGGCAACCCCTGTAGTCGAGACTCCACCTGCACCGCCCACAGCGGAAGAACTCCAAAAGAAGTTCGACCGTGATGCGGCCATGCAGCGCCGCAGATACGAGAAAGACTTGCAGGCAGAACGTGAGCAACGTATCCGGCTTGAGGAGCGGCTTGCAAAAGCAGAACCCGCGCGTCCATCAGATCCTGGAATGCCTACTATTGACAAGTTCGACAATTTCGATGAATATGTGACTGCGAAAGCGGAATACATCGCATCGCAAACTCTCTCGAAGCATGAGCAGAGGCAGCAGCAGGAAAAAGCGCAGGCGGCGCAGGTTCAAACCGTCGAGGCTTGGAACAAGCGGGTAGCCGCCGCCGACATACCGGATTTCCACGATGTTGTGGCAAGTTCCGATGTGCCGATGACAAAGATCATGCAGCAAGCGATCATGGAAAGCGATAATGGGCCGAAGCTGGCGTACCACCTAGCCACGAATCCCGCAGACGCCGAACGGATCGCAGGAATGACGCCCATAGGGGCGGTACGCGCACTCACGCTCATTGAGGAAGGCTTGAAGAAGCCTGTAGCAGTATCAAAAGCTACGCCACCCATTACGCCGGTTGGCTCGAAAGCTACGTCGATCAAGTCCCTTCTGGACGTGAAAGACTACGACGAGTTCAGCAAGCGACGGGCGGCTCAAATCGCCAAACGGCGATAACCTCAATTTAGGAGCAAGTCATGTCAAACGTCTTTGTTGTAACCGATCTGGTTGCCAAGGAATCTCTGCGCATCGCGCATGAGAAGGCCCAGTTTATCGGCACCGTGGATCGTCAATACGATTCGTCTTTCACTTACGATCCGGGTCGCGGCGCACACGGTCAAACCCTGCGCGTCAAGTCCCCGAACATGTACACCCGCCGTCAGGGTTCCCGCGTCATGGCCGTGCAAGATCAGGCCGAAGCCTCGCAGACCATCACCGTCGCAACGCAGGACGGCGTGGATATGCGCTTCAACTCGGCTGAACTGATCCAGTCCGTCGATTCCGATGGTGCTTTCGATGAACTGTCGCGCAAGTACATCCAGCCGGCTATTTCCTCGCTGGTATCCGGTATCGAAGCCGACTTCTTGGCCTACGCGACCAAAGCGACCTACAACGTCGCCGGCACTGCTGGTACTGCCTTGACCGACCTCGTTGCTGTCGGCGGCGCTCGCGCCAAGCTGAATCAAGGTCTGGCTCCGAAGGATGGCAGTCGCTTCATTCAGGCGGATTCCGTCACGATGGGCGGCATGGTCAATGGCCTGAAAGGGCTGTTCCAAGACTCCGCGCAGATCAAGGAACAGTACCGCGAAGGCATGATTGGACGTACCGCAATGGCTGATTGGTACGAAAACGACCGTATGTGGACGTTCACCAACGGCGCTGACGTGACCTGTACGATGGCGGCTTCTGCTGCGGTTGTCGATGGTGGCTCGGTAATGACGATGGCTTCCCTGTCGGCGGCTCCGGCTACCGGCGCGGTATTCACCGTCCCCGGCGTCTATGCCTGCCACCCGGAAACGAAGGCTTCGCTCGGCTTCCTCCAGCAGTTCGTGGTGACGGCTGGTACGACTACCATCCAGACCGTTTCGCCTCCGACCTACCTCTCTGGCCCCCGTCAGAATCTGTGTTCCGCTGCCGGAGCTGCACTGACCACGGCAACCTTCGATGGTACGGGTATTGTTCCGGTGTTTGTCGGCGCGGCTTCGACCAGCTACGTTCAGAACCTCATGTATCACAAAGAGGCTTTCCAGTTCGTAACTGCCGACCTGCCGATCCTGGACGACGCGCAGAAATGCGTTCGAGTCAACAAGGATGGCCTGAGTCTGCGCTGCTGGATGGGTTCGGATATTCGCAATGACGAACTGTTGCTGCGCGTGGATATTCTCTACGGAATGGCTGCACTCCGTCCGGCATGGGCCTCCCGCATCATCGGCGCGGCTAACGCCTAATCCACAGTGGCGGTGAAAGCCGCCCCGTTCAAACACTGAAAGGAAAATATCATGGCAACTTACGAAAGTCTTGGCTACAACTCGGCGGATGGTATGCAGATCGGTTCTTCTGCATCTAAGCCAGTTGGCTTCTACGGTAAGGTTCCGGTAGCGCAGCGCGCCTACAGTTCTGCCGTTCATGCAACGTCCGCTCTGGTCACGTCGGCGGGTTCCCTGTTTGTGGCGAGTCACCTTGCCGCGATTCAGGAAATCCAGAATACGCTGATCGGCCTCGGCATTTATGCGACCGCTTAATCATGGGACGCTCACTTGGAGTCGCAGACTCGACAGCCGATATTGACGGTGGCACGATCACGGGTATTTCTACCCTGAAAACTGCCACTGGATCAACCATCGGACTGTATGGGAAAGTGCCTGTAGCACAGCGGGCGTATAGCTCGGCAGTTCATGCTACTTCGGCACTTGTTACCTCGGCGGGTTCTCTGTTTGTCGCATCGCATCTGGCGGCGATTCAGGAAATCCAATTGACCCTCATAGGGCTTGGCGTGTACGCCACTGCGTAACAGTTAGGGGAATGTCTAGGGTCTATAGCCCGAAAATGTGTTCAGCGCACACGACATTCCCCTTCCTCGCTGAATTTCTACTGGAGAAATAATGCCTAAACAGCCAGAATTGGCAAAGATGGTAGTTTTTTGCATACCTACTATCACAAAACC